TCCCCCTGTTTCCTTGCCTGCCATGCCTGACCGGATCACGCCGGATTACACCATGTCTCGCCCAACCTCACCGTACCTGCATTGACTGGCCTCTCCTAACCATACCAACCCTCACCACACCTGTCCTTGCCTGCCTAACCCTGCTGTGCCTCACCGCGCTCTGCCGTGCCTCACTCCGCCACGCCCAATACTACTAATGGTTTTTTACATTCCAAACAAATCAAACAAGGTTGTTATGCTATCAGTTCTTGACCAGTTGGACTTAAAAGAGCCGACACGGTATAAACGGCCACAACAGGCATAAAGTATTTACAGCCGCACATATGCTCGGTAACAGTGCCGATCCCTGAATGATCTCCTATCATGTTTTGGCAAGTCCTCTGTGTTGCGTTCTTTAAATCAACCTGAATTTGCTTCACGCCCGGTTGCTGTGGAAATTGTTTTACGTTGTCCATAAATTATCTCCTTAAACCTTTTTCTATTGCGAAATTAACTGCTCTGCAAATAAATTCAAAATCGTCAATATGTTCAAACTTATAATCTTTGGCAATGATTTCTCCATTTGCATAATAAATGATTGCCGGATCGTTTTCGTCGAGTTTCCAAGGTGTTGAACTAATCATAATTTCTCCTTTCAATCTTGATACTTTAAATTATATCTCCATTTAATTACGTCCGCTTGGTTAAAATTAAAGTCATATGGATAACCAGCAGGTTTAACCCAATTATTATTCACCATTAGTGCTGGATGAATTTGACCGTCCGAAAGCATTATAAAACATTCGGATTTTTCAATTGGCTCTATACTCGGATCATTCCACGAACCGTCTTGAGTTAATTTTATAATGAGTTTTTTAACGTCTTCAAATTTTACCCACTCTCCGTTTTCCGCAACATACATTTTCGCATAACAGACTCCATCCATATTCCTATCTAAGGTTTTACTATATCGTTCCATGTTTTTCTCCTTTCAAAATGCTAATTAAATAAAGTGTATATATGCCGCATGGTCAGTATCTCCAATTTTAATTGATGGATATAATGCAACACATTTAACTGTTTTCTTAATTTCTTTTTTACTTGGCCATTTATTAAGAAACCAACCAGGAAATATCTTGTTCCTTAATTCCTGCCACCAAGACGAATACCATTGGAACTCATATTTGCCTTGACCTTTTGTTAAAATTGAACAATTTAATTTAGCTACAATTTCCTCAGAATATTCATCCACGATAAAATGTAAAACCCCCTCATTTAAGGCAATCATTTCTTCCCATAACTCTTCAGTTATGTAAGTTATAACTGTAAACTTCATTTTTTCTAATTCAATTTTATTTTCCATAATCCCTCCTAGTAAGACATATGCTCTTTTATTTGTTCTTTCGTCATGCCCGTAAATTGGCTTTCAATCAAACCACCCTTCGCCATTGCCCTGCCCCAGGCCATAATCAGCGCAACTAAACCGTCAATCTTTTCCGTAGCTTTTTTTTTATCTGGCGCAAAGTTTCCGTTTGCGTCTTTTCGCACGACAAGATTATCCGCGTTCCATCTTAATACCGGATTGCCGCCATGCCTGACTTTGCCGGTTAGAATATGAACAAGTAAATCCTTCATCGGCTCATTAAAAGATTTCGCGCCCTGCCGAATCTCTACCATTTGAAATCCATACTCACTATTCGTAGAGTTTAATTCGGCCATAACATCATTGGCCGTTTGCGTTGCGTTCCATGAATCATAACCACAATCAACAAACTGATAGTCCTTGGCCGCTTGAAAAATATCTTTTTTAATCCAGTTATAATCAATTACGTTCCCCGGCGTTTCGATAATAAATCCTTCTTGCCGCCAAATGTCATACGGCACTTTATCGGTTTTTGACCGCTTTAATATCCCTTCTTCTGGGCAATAGAATTTACAAACAACATCCCAAAAACCATCTTCTTCTTCAGGCGGAAAAACCAACACAAAAGCCGAAAGGTCAATCTTCGATGAAAGGTCTAGACCGCCGTAGCAAGGCCGACCCTTTAAAGAATTAATATCAACCTTACCGGCGCACTTATCCCATTTGTCCATGGGGATAAAACGTGATAATTGTTTAATGGGGATATTTAATCTAAATCTTAAAAAGTTTTGGTATTCTGAAGGATTGTTTTTTACTTCGTTATAATCCTGTCGAATTTTATCAAGGGTGAAGATTTGGCCTATGCTTGGATTAACTCTTTTCCAAAGTTCTTCATCGGCAGGATCGTCCTTTTCGGGATCGGCCAAATATAGGATAGGTAAAAAGCGAGGGTCTTCAATAATCCCGGCTTTTACTTGTTGCGCCCGCGTCCGTAGCTTCCACCAAATAGTATTGCGATCATAAATCCCGGCCGTGGTTAAAACTAAAACCACTTGCTGTTTCCGGGCATAGTCTGTACCCGCTGTAAGCACTTCGTATAGTTCCCCCGAAGGATGAGCATGAATTTCATCTATGATAACTGCGCTGGGACTGATTCCGTGTTTTGTATAACTTTCTGATGATAAAACTTGTATAAAACCATTTTTTTTCTGATAAATTAATCTTTTCCTGCTATCTACCCGCTTAATCCGTGTCGATAAAACCGGCGAAGTACTAACCATTGTCGCTGCTGCTTGATAAATAATCGATGCTTGCTCCCTGTCAGATGCCGCAAGAAAAACTTCCGGCGAACCCTCCTCATCAGAACAAAGCATATATAAAGCAATGGCGGCAGATAGCTCCGATTTTCCGTTTTTTTTGGGTATTTCTAAATATGCTGTGCGATATTGCCGAAGACCATCGGGGCGCAACGTGCCAAATAATTTGTCGATCAATTCTTCTTGCCACGGTAAAATGACAAAGGGTTTCCCTGCCCACGTCCCTTTTGAAAAAGTTAAATTTTTAATAAAGGTCTTGACACGCAATGCTTTAGTAATACCTTGCGGGGTAAGTTTATTTTTTTTCATATATTTTCTACCCATGCCTTATTATGAATAATAGGTTTCACTGATCCGCGGCTCACCTGATAAAAATCAGCTAATTGTTGTTGACTGTATTTCTGCGTTTTATGTAATTCTCTAATTTCCCTAACCTGGTGCCAGTTTAATTTTGCTCCGCCATTTTTATCACCAGAACGGACGATTCCCATTTTGATTTTTGTTGCTTCAGAAAGTTTTATCCCCTTATGAGCGTTACTCATATTAATTCGTGCCACTTCTGATGGCTTTCTGCCTTTATGTGCAAGGCCTATTTTTACTTTATGTTCTTCAGAAAGTCTCTTCCCTGTGTTAAAAATTCTTAGTCGTAATTTTGTTTCGGCAGAACGTGGACAGCCGGATATGCCCTCGCCGCCTTCCGTTAAGTTGTAGCCATTGGGATATTTGCAATCATAAAACCTAATCCAATATTTTTCTTTTTCGGTTAAAACCTGTTCGCTTTCTGCATTATCAATGATACTGATCGTAAATGTCTGTAGGCCATATTTCTTTAAGGCTCGTGGAAAGAGACTCGTTGATCCCTTGCTCAAATGGCTTCCTATTCTCCGGGTGAGCTTTTGGATCGTCTTTCCAATATAAATCTTACCATTGATTTTATTTTCAGCTTTATAGACTATCAATCGAGTAATGACTCCATCTCTGATTTTTGCTTTCTCTTTTTCAGCGCCAGCGAACCTATCTTCGCCATTGCGATAGACGATAACCCCAATTCCTGCAAATAACCCTTAATGCGATCCGCGAGTTGATGTTGCTTTTTAAATAATCTGTCAATCTTCTGGTCGTTGAGTATTATTCTTTCTGCTAATGTTCCTGTATTAATCTTTGCGCTTATTGATATATATTGCGCCCAAGCTGTTGCCAGAAGTTCCAATATTGGTGCATTGGCTGCCGTGAACAATCCATAGTTTTTTAAGATAGCGCCTATTTCTTTCCATACCTTTTTCTCGCCGTTCGCAAATCGCGCCGGGCAAGACGGCTCAATTTCTCTATCGGCCTGCGGTTCAAGTTCTGCCCTGTCGCGTTGCTGGTCATAGAGTTTGCCTTTTTCCAATTTCAAAAGAGCGGTCGGTTTAGGATTTCGCGCCATTATTTATTCTCATCTTCTAATTCAAGGTTGTCCGTTTCGTTTATTGTCTGCGTTTCTTGTGCTTCCCATGCCTCGCTAAAATCTCTATCAGCAAACATTTCGGCAAGGCCGGTAATTTGTGTAAGACGCAAAACCTCATCTGCATCCATTCCTAATTCTCTACCTATTTTTTCATCTGTCCAAAATCGTCTTTTAAGTTCAATTACGATATCACTCATGGCACTTATTTTATGTTTCCCCCTTGCGCGGTTATGCCGGATTGTCGAAGCAATCCGATCTCCGCGATCTTCTCGATCATCACGAATAATTGTCACCGGCAAATATCCCAAAAGGCGTTCTTTAATATCTTCATATTCCCGCGCAACACGGTTTCTATGAAATCCATCAACAACAGTAAATTTATCTTCTTCGGGGAAAACTACTATTGGTTGTGTGAATCCATCTTCTTCAATCGAAATATGCAGCAGCTTCATTTCTGGCGGTGCGACTGCGTTTGGATTATAATCATTTGCAATTACGTCCTCGCTCTTTACCCACAAAATACAGTCAGTCGGTTCATTTTGCATTGGACTTATATCGTGAAGTGCTTTTTTAACTTCATTAATAGCTTCAATTCTTTCGTGGACATCTAATTTTTTTAATTCAATTATAAGATGATTTAAAGATTCCATTTTACTCTCCGTTTCTTCATTAGCTTTAAATATTTTTCGTATGCTTCGCTTCTATGCTGCGTGAAGCTCATCCCTTTACACCAATAATCATTCCGCAATAAAGATTTACAAACTCGGCGCCACGATGGGACTTTTCTCGCTGCCTCTAATTCATAAGGTGCTTCATCGGGTATTCCATTCGGATAACCGCGCTCCATCCACCAATGCCTAAATACAGCAATTTTATTTTCGTAATGCTCCCTTGTTTTTGGTGGCATAGAATTAACAAGAAGTGCGGCAAAACTTTCGTAGGTGTGTCCGGGTGGTTTACTTATCCGCCTATAACCTGTAAAATTTCCGTTTTCTTGAACGTAGAGAGAACCACTATTGGCACCATTGACACGCGCTACAATTCGCGCCCATGTTTCCGGTTCAATAAGATGAAAAAGCCAAAGACCACGTCTTTGATCGTCACCGTAAGGCTGACAAATTCTCATTTGATGAATCGTCAAGCCAGCTTTATACATTAAAGTATAAAGATTATTATAGGGTTTTTGTGGATTTTTCGCGTGATATGTCCAAACATCTTGTGTTTTCCAGTCATATATCGGGTATGCATTATAAAGATTATTTTTAACTAGGGTCGTCCAAAGATTACCAGAAAAACATTGTTTCCTGAATCCTGCAACGGTTCGATAACGATTTAAACTTTCATCTGCCCTGATACCTACAAAACAAGCGCACGGCTCACCTTGCCCGTACCATTCCCCAAAATCGGGAACGAACTCCTCAAACTCCATTCCCTTTGTAAAAAACGGGAAATATTTTAAATCGGAAATACAATTTTCTGGGTATTCACGCACCCAAGCCGGGCGTTTATCTTCATCCCAGCAAATCCAGTGAGTTTCATAAACACTAACTGCATTTCTTAAATGAATCGGCAAGCAAATCCAAAACCGATCAATATGCTCTTTATACATCTCATAGCAATCTTCACAGTGCTTAATTGTGACGGCATACTGTCCTTCAAGGTCAATAAATAATACTCCAACTTTCCGGTTACGTTTTATTGCTTCATCCATAACCATGTGAAGCATCACAGTACTATCTTTGCCGCCGCTAAAACTAAGATAAATTTTTTCAAACTTATCAAAAATTAAAGCTATACGATTCAATGCGGCTTGGTGGACGTCTATTCCTAATTTCTTTTTCGGCATTATATTTTTCTTCCCATATTTTAATTGCGTTATCTGCTTGAAGATTTGCTAAATCCTGTTGCTCTTTTGTTAGAAAATGCCATGCTTCTCTTGTAATTGATTCAGGACATCCCAACGCAATACAACACGCAGCATGACCTATCCATGCTTGCCGGTTCATGGAACTTGCTGACAAATTATGTTCACAAGATATAGGCCATTCCTTAACTGCCCTTAACATGAATGAACCATACAAAAGATGATCGCCTGTAAATTTTATAGCTTTTTGTAGCATTTCTTCTTTTTCTTTTCCGCACATCATTTTCCATAAACCAAATTTATTTTCTTCCCAAATATTAAACGGATGATATTTTCTTTTCATTCCCCCGCCTTCTCAATATCTTCTTTGGTCACCGGCAAGATTTTCAGCTTCACCGTTTCCTTGTCACTGACTAATGATGTAAGTATCATAATGTCTTGCGGCCTCGTTTCAAATAAGTCCAATGTAATGCGCCATCCGCCCTCAACCGGATTATTTCTCATGCCCTGTAGCTGAGCTATGATTTCGATTCCCTGATTTTCTTTTTTATCCTTTTTCATTTATTCCCTAATTACTAAAATCTCTAAAAATCCGAATTACTGAAAAACTAAAGCGAAGCTGCCAACTCGGTTGAGCCAACTAAAGTTGGGAAGATGCGAGGCCGCCCTGCCCCCATGCTAATGCTGGTTGGAATGGCCTTGTAATCCTTGCACCTTTCACTATGTTTATCTTCGCTTCTAATGGTTGTAAATTACTTAATGCCCATGCTCTTTTAAAATCAATCAATGCAACAGCGAACATGAACCGTTGATAATCAAATAAGCCTTTCGCTTCTTCTGGGGTAGCCGCATATATTTCATACCAATCCATTTCTTTAAGACACCATGCTTTGTCTTGTTTTAAAGTATTGATGTGTTGCCTTACGTTGTCTATAAACATTTAATTATCCTTTCTTCCTAAAGACATCATTCTTGTGCTCAACATCATGGC